CATTGTGCTATGGGAGACAAAATAGAAGAAAAAACATTTTACGTAAATGGAAAAACAAAAGCATCTAGCTTTTTAAAATTGAATGAAAAAAATAAAATAGATTCTTTAAAAAAAGAAATTAAGATTAATGTAAATACAGTAGATAATTATGTAAAACAAAATAATATTAAATATATAGATTATTTAAAAATAGATACTCAAGGATATGAAGAAGAAGTTTTAAAAGGTTCTATTGAAACCTTAAAATTAGGAATAGTAAAATATATAGAAGTTGAAATAATACTATCAGATTATTATGAAAAGACCACTAATTTTTATGATATGGAAAAAATATTATTACCATTAAATTATAGACTTTATCATATACAAGATATTATATGTAATGATGGTGGGCAAATAGAACAAATGGATGCTCTCTATAAATTAAGATAATCTATTGACAAATTAACAAAAGTATTATATAATGGAACAAAAGGAGTATATTATGTCAGAAGTGAAAATATTTAGACTATCAACAGGTGAAGATGTTATAGGTCAAAAATTAGAAAACAATAACACAGAATCTACACAAATAAAACAACCATTCGTAATTGTACCAATGCAATCTAAACCAGGTGGGCCTATATCGTTAGCATTAACACCATATTCGCCTTATGCTGAAGAAGATACAGTTACAATAAAAAATAATAATATAGTTACAGAAGTAAATCCTAAAGTAGATATAAAAAATTCTTATAATCAACATTTAGGGGCTGGAATAATTGAAGTAAAAAAACCTAAATTAATTATAGATTAATGATTGCTGTATATTTTGTTAGAAACGGTCTGAAGATTAGAGTTGATGTAAAAGAAGGATCAACTCTAATGGAAGCGGCAAAATTTTATAGTAAAATTAATATAAATGAAATTAAGGCAGATTGTAGTGGTTGTTGTGCTTGTGGAACTTGCCACGTTATTATTGATGAAAGATGGATAGATAAAATTAAACCAGCAGATGAAAACAAAGCAGAAATAGAATTATTAGAATTTGAAAAACAATACAAAAAAGGATTGAGTAGATTAAGTTGTCAGGTCGAATTAACAAAAGAACACGACGGATTAATCGTTCATTTATTGGATGAAGATATTAGATAATGTTTTTAAAACCACTAAACAAATATGTAGCAGCTGAGTTTGTTGCTAAAAGACACTATTCGGCAGTAATGCCAAAACTTACAAAATATTATCTAGGTTGTTTTATACAAGATGAATTAGTAGGTGTAATTACCTTTGGTTGGGGTACAAGACCTAAACACACTATACAAAAGTTATTTCCACAATTAGATACAAAAGATTATTTTGAAATAGGTAAGATGTGTATGGATGATAAAATGCCTAGAAATTCAGAATCACAACTATTATCTTTATCTATTAAATGGTTAAAAGAAAATACTACTATTAAATATTTATTTACTTGGGCTGATGGTCTAGTTGGCAAACCTGGTTATGTATATCAATCTGCTAATTTTTTATATGGAGGATTTTCAATAACAGATACTTATGTTACTGAACAAGGAGAAAAAGTACATCCTAGAACTATGCAAGGCCATATACCTAATACAAAGAATAGAAAATATGGTATGAGACCAAATCCTCAACAGTTGATAGAATTAAAATTAAGTAGAGTAAAAGGTAAACAGTTTAGATATATTTACCCTATGACCAAAAAAGACCGAAAAGAACTAAAAAAATCAACAGTAAAATGGTCTTTAAATTATCCTAAAGATAAAGATCTAATTTGGTTTATAAAAAAACCAGGTGAAACAGAATATAAAGAAACAAATAAGATACCATTTGACTTATCTAAAGAAATGGTGTATAATAAGAGAAATGTTAATATGTATAAAAGTGAGGGTAATTTAAGTGAATTTCTATAAATCAGTTATAGAACATAGAGGTAAGCTCTTAATTAGAGGCATACACGAAGGACAAGAATATAAAGAAAAAATAGATTTTGGTCCAACTCTTTATTCTTTAACACAACAACAAACAGAATTTAAAACTTTACAAGGTCAATATTTAAAACCTATTACATTTAAAACTATTGATGACGCTAGAACATTTAGACGTGAAGTTGTAACAGAAAACTCTCCCATATTTGGTTTAGAAAGATACCATTATCAATATATTGGTAAACAATTTCCTAATGATATAAGTTGGGATAAAAAGTTTATTAAAATATTTACACTTGATATAGAAACGGCCTGTGAAAATGGTTTTCCTGATGTAGAAAATCCTATTGAAGAACTGCTTTGTATTACAGTTAAAAATCAAAACAATAAACAAATAATTACTTGGGGGGTTGGTGATTATAAAACTGATAGAACAGACATAACTTATATTAAATGTAAAGACGAAAAACAATTAATGTTTGAATTTATGAATTTCTGGACTAAAAATCATCCAGATGTTATCACAGGTTGGAATACAAAATTCTTTGATTTACCATACCTGATGAATAGAATTATATTAATTGCTGGAGATAAGGTAGCAAATAAAATGTCTCCTTGGGGATTAATTCAAAGAGAACAAATATTAGTAAGAGGTAGACATAAAACAGTTTACGAAATAAAAGGTATTACTAATTTAGATTACTTAGACTTATATCAATGGTTTATTCCTACAAGACAAGAGAGTTATAAATTAGATTTTATTGGTGAACTAGAACTTGGTCGTGGTAAAGATGAAATGAAACACGATACATTTAAAGATTGGTATACAAAAGACTTTCAATCGTTTATTGATTACAATATACAAGACGTGGAAATTGTTGATGCCTTAGAAGATAAACTTGGTTTGATTGACCTATCATTAACTGTTGCTTATGAATCTAAAGTAAATTACGGAGATATTTTTTCACAAGTACGAGTATGGGACACACTGATAGCAAATCATTTATTAAAGAAGAATATTTGTATTCCACCACGTGAAGATAATATTAAAAATGAAAAATATGAAGGCGCTTATGTAAAAGAACCACAATTAGGAATGCACAAATGGATTGTTTCATTTGATATTAACTCACTATATCCACATATCATTATACAATATAATATTTCACCAGAAAAAATCATAGGTGAAAAACCATCAGGCATTTCAGTAAACAAAATGTTAAATCAATCTACACCTCTAGCATATTTAAAGACAGAAGGCGCTTGTATAACTCCTAATGGTGCTTTGTTTAAAACAGACAATCAAGGTTTTTTACCAGAGATGATGGAGACAATGTATAATGAACGTGTTGTTTTTAAAAATAGAATGTTAAAAGCAAAGAAAGAATATGAGTTAACTAAAAATCCTGAACTTGTAAAAGAAATTTCTCGTTGTCATAATATTCAATGGGCAAGAAAGATTGCTCTAAACTCCGCTTATGGTGCTGTTGGCAATCAATACTTTAGATACTATGACGTAAGACAGGCCAGTGCCATTACAACAGCAGGCCAGTTTATCATTCGGTTTATAGAAGAAAAAGTTAATACATATTTAAATAATATATTAAAGACTCACGATAAGATAGATTATATTGTGGCTTCAGATACAGATTCAATCTATGTCACATTAGATAAACTTGTAGAACATACTTGTAAAGATAAAACGGAAGACCAGATTTGTAATTTTATAAACAAAGTGGTTGATAGTAGAATCGAACCATTTTTAAATAAATGTTTTGAAGAACTTGCTGATTACACAAACGCTTTTAAGAACTGTATGGTAATGAAACGAGAAGTAATTGCCAATAAAGGTATATGGGTGGCTAAAAAAAGATATATGTTAAACGTATTAGATGAAGAAGGCGTTAGACTTTCTGAACCTAAGTTAAAGATTATGGGTATTGAAGCTGTTAAATCTTCAACACCACAAGTATGTAGAGGTAGAATTAAAGAGGCCATTCAGATTATAATGAATAAAGACGAAACAACATTACAAAGTTTTATTGCTGATTTTAAGAAAGAGTTTTTTACTATGTCGGCTGAACAGATATCCTTTCCAAGATCTTGTAATAATATGAAGAAGTATTATGATAGTAATAATATCTTTATTAAAGGAACACCAATACACGTTAAAGGTGCTCTAATCTATAATCATCAAATAAAAGAGTTTAAACTTAAAAACAAATATCCTTTAATACAAGAAGGAGATAAAATTAAATTTCTTAAACTTGTAGAAGCAAATCCATTTAAATTTGATGTAATCAGTTATATTACTACACTACCAAAAGAGTTTAAATTACAACAGTATATAGATTATGAAACACAATTTGAAAAAACATTTTTAGATCCAATGAGATTTATATTACAGTCTATTGGTTGGTCACAAGAAAAGAAAGCAAACTTAGAATCATTTTTTGTATGATAAATTGGTTATTTTATACACTACCTGAAAACAGAAGATTACATTATCTTATTAGCTTATGGGTAGCATTAGTGATTATACCACATTATGTTTTAGATATGATTTTTACTGTACCAATGCAATTTATTAATTTTATATGTTACGATATATTATATTATTATCTTTTAGGAAAAGGCTTTTTTAATAATTAAGAATATGTTACACAAATTAAATAGTAAAAAATTGATGTATTCTGTAGGAGATAATGATGAGTGTTACACACCTAGTTATGGCGTAACACCTATTCTAAAATATATTCCTAAAAATGTTGTAGTGTGGTGTCCATTTGATACTAAAGAAAGTGAATTTGTAAAACAAATATCAAATCAAAACAGTGTAGTATATTCACATATAAGTTTAGGGCAGGATTTTTTTACTTATGAACCACATCATTGGGATATAATTGTATCAAATCCACCATTTACAAACAAACGTAAATTTTTTGAACGTGCATTATCATTTAACAAACCATTTGCTCTAATTATGACTAACACTTGGTTAAATGATAGTGCTCCAAAACAGTTATTCAAAAATAAGGATTTACAACTATTAATGTTTGATAAACGTATGAAATTTAACAATCCTGATGGCAGATCAAATGATAAAATTACATTTAGTAGCAGTTATTATTGTTGGAACTTTTTATCAAAACAAATTATTATGGAAAACCTTAATGATTAATTTTCCTAATAAAAAATATAAAGTAATTTATGCTGACCCGCCTTGGTATTTTAAATCATATAGTAAAAAAGGTGAAGGAAGAAATGCTACACAACACTATGATTGTATGAAGATTGAAGATATTAAAAATTTACCAGTTAAAGATATATCAGAAAACGATTCAACCCTATTAATGTGGGTAACAGACCCTTTTTTAAAAATGTCTTTTGAAGTTATTGAGTCTTGGGGATTTAAATATAAAACGGTGGCATTTACTTGGGTGAAAACAAATAAAAAAAGTCCAGGATATTTTAAAGGTTTAGGTTATTGGACAAGAGCTAATCCTGAAATGTGTTTGTTAGCAACTAAAGGCAAACCAAAAAGAATAAACAATGGTGTAGATCAACTTGTTGTTTCTAAACTAAGAGAACATTCAAAAAAACCTGATGAAGTTTATGAACGTATTGAAAAATTATTAGAAGGGCCTTATATAGAATTATTTGCTCGTAATAAAAAAGATAATTGGTCTAGTTGGGGTAATCAAGTATGAAAACTTTAAACAAAGAACAGGCACTACATTGTTCTAAAATATTTAAAGATTATTTTGGTAATTTTAATCGTATAGATGATTATATGAGAGATCAAAAGATTGCCTCTATACAAAGTATTCCTGCTGGATTGCCAGGTATGAGTTTAGAAGATGATTTGTTTTCCGATTTTACAATGTCACCAAACGATATGAAGTTAGAAGTATTAGAAATAGATAATGTAACTTGGGACACTTGTATCAATATGATTTCAAGCCATAGTAATATGGTAAATATTCCTGGTAAAAATTTAAGATTAGCTGTTAAAGAAATGACTACAAATAAGTTTGTAGGGTTTATCAGACTATCATCACCTGTTATTAATATGAAACCTAGAAATGAAATGTTAGGTAATGTTCCGGATTTAAGCCACTTTAATAAAACGGCCATTATGGGATTTGTTATAGTACCGTCACAACCTTTTGGTTATAACTATCTTGGTGGTAAACTATTGGCCGCTATTTGTTGTAGTCATTATGTAAGAGATTTAATGAATAACAAATATAATATGAATCTATGTTTATTTGAAACTACAAGTTTATATGGCAATAGTAAGGCATCAAGTCAGTATGATGGTATGAAACCTTATGTCAGATACAAAGGCCTTACTGATAGTGATTTTATACCTATGTTACACGGATTACCTTTTGAAAAATTAAAAGACTATGTTCAGAATATTGTAGGCGATCTAGTAAAAGAAGATGCGTCAAGTAAGAAATTAAAATTAACAAATGCAATTATAGGTTTAATCAAACGATCTTTAAAAGAAGATAAAACAGAACTAGAAGATTTTAATAAAGTTATCAACAACGCAAAAGACTTGACAGAACAGAAAAGATATTATATAAGCCATTATGGTATTAAGAATTATATTGATATAGTAAATGGTAAATCAAATACTATTATTAAAGATGATACCTATGATAAATTTGAACTAGAAAGTATTATAGAATGGTGGAGAAAGAAAGCGGCCGTTCGTTATGAAACTTTAAAGAAAGAAAATAGAATACGAAATGAACTTGAAATTTGGACAAAAAATAAAGACTTACAAATCATCCGATAGAGAAATGATTTATATAAATAAACTTATATATATTTGATGTGATGGTGGAAGAAATTTTAACTAATAGAGAGATGGATAAAAATAACTTATTAATACACAAGCACTTAATTATTCGTGCTGAAGTAAAAAACCCCCCTAAAGACGAACAGAAACTTGCTGAGTGGATGAAGCAGTTTATTTCTTTTATCAATATGAAAATTTTAATGGGACCTTATGTTAAGTATTGTGATAAAGTAGGCAATCGTGGTATCACAGGTGTGGCCGTTATTGAAACAAGTCATATAGCAATACACGTATGGGACGAGACCGACCCGGCCATTATGCAGTTTGACGTTTATAGCTGCTCAGAATTTGACCCTTATAAACCAACAGACTTCAGAACCCACCCTATTTAATATCTCCTAACTTTCCTCCAAAAGAACTTGACAATCTAAAGGAAATGTTATATAATGAGAATATCAAATACGTATTAATATCTAGTGAAAAGGAGAACTTAGAATATGAGCAATTTTTTAAAAGACATAATTAAAGATGTAGGCAATGAATATGCAACACTTGTAAGTGACGGTGTTGATAGTGCTGATGTAACAAATTTTATAGATACAGGTTCGTATTCTTTTAATGCTCTACTATCAGGTAGTATTTTTGGTGGCCTTCCAGGAAATAAAATAACAGCAATAGCAGGAGAAGCAGCAACAGGTAAAACATTTTTTGCTTTAGGAATTTGTAAAAACTTTTTAGATAAAGATAAAGAAGCTGGTGTAATTTATTTTGAATCAGAAAGTGCTATATCAAAAGAGATGATAGTATCACGTGGTGTTGATGCCACAAGAATGGTAATTGTTCCAGTTGCAACAGTACAAGAATTTAGAAATCAATCAATAAAAGTATTAGACAAATATTTAGAACAGCCAGAAGATAAAAGAAAACCATTAATGTTTGTGTTAGATAGTTTAGGTATGTTATCTACTACAAAAGAAATGGAAGATACGGCTGAAGGAAAAGAAACAAGAGATATGACAAGATCACAAATTGTCAAATCAACATTTAGAGTTTTAACATTGAAACTTGGCAGGGCAAAAGTTCCAATGATAATGACCAACCACACATATGACGTAATTGG